CAGGATACAAAAAGAAACGCCACCTGCGAAACCAAAGCAGAAGGCAAAATTAAAACAAACCGCGCATAAGAGGCGCGGGGAAAGGTAGTATGGCATCAGAAGAGTTGATTCATAGCGGATGGAAGGTTGGACAACTAAGCGGCGGAAATCTAATGGGGGTTTTGCCTCCTGCGTTTCTTGTTCGCATCACATCCGTTGTAACTTCCACTACGGTTGTAATCGTAGAGGCTTTGAAAGCCAATACGAAAGACAAAGAAGGAAAGTTTGGTACTAACTTCTTTGCTACCGGATGGAAGGTTCGTGGCGTTGATTGTAACACTGCGGCAAATAATGGGGTTGAGCTTGACATTACAGCAAGCACAACTTCAGGACAAGTAACTACAGCGGCTTGTACCACAGGTTGGGCATCAGCCGACTTGGTTATGATCTGCACTGATGAGTTCTCTGCTATGCTTGATGCTTCAAGTAACACTGGAGCAGGTACAGAGTTCACCATCACCAAGATAATCACTAAGACAACTGTGATTCATACCGGAACAGGACTTGCAATTACTGGTGCGGCTTCTGGTAACGTAGTGCTGAAGCGGATTGCTTTACAGAATGACAACACGATTTGTGGTGGTGCTACATCTGGTGTGTATGTTCGTTCAAATGATGCAACCACGCCGCTTACTGAAATGCTCGTTGCAACTGGAGCTACTCTTGATGCTACTGACTTAGGTACTGGTACTACAGGATTTGTAGCGTCTGATATTGGCTACAGCGTTGCTACTGGCAAGATACTGTATCTTCAGGCTGGTACAGCGGCATTATCTGGTGCGGGATCGCTCGCAGTTCATATGACCTTCGTGCGTAATGCCGATGGTGCAACTATCGCTGCGGCGTAAGGAGACTAAAATGAAAAAGTATTTAATCATCGTCTTAGTGCTGATTGCCGGAATGGCGTTTGCTCAAGGACTACCGAGCCCAGTACAGACAGGGATAATCAATTCCCAAACCACGTCACAGGATAGCTTAGATGCGGCAAATGTCAAGATAGAAACAGGTCTTGATAATACTGCAATCTTGCAAACTACCGCTGATGCTTGTTCTACGGCTACAGTTGTTACCTTACCGGCGACCATTCAAGCCGCTCGTGTGTCTGATAGTACCGATATTGACGCGCTTCCTACTGCGACAGATATTGACAATATATCGGCACAGATAACCGTAGTTGAGATAATCGCTGATACCTTGTTGCTAAATGGCTTTAGGCGCATTACCATTGAAGATTTAGCTGTTACTGCCGCCGTTGACTCCCTTGTGGCATTCACCGCAGTTGGCGACATTATAATCCATAATCTATCGTGGAAAGTCGCTACACAGTTTAATTCCGCCACGGATTCAATATGGTTCACCGTAAGAGGAACTCCTGCGATTGCAGACCTTGATGAGGGAATTGAGGCTAATGGGGCATTGGTTGACGCTAACACGGTATTCGTTGTTGCTTCAGCTACCTCAGGCACCTCGACTACAGTAATTCTACCCGGTGCGTTTGGATCTGCACCTGACATTGAGTTATTTATACCCGATGGTGCAGAGATATTGTTACGCTCTGCTGGTGCTGGAACAGAAGGACGCATGACTGCGAGTGCAACTTATACGGCATTTTCAGCCGGTGCTCGATTAGAATAAAAGTGATAAAGTACGGGGGGTGCAATACGCTACACAAGCAAAAAGCATAAAAGAGCGTTACGCACCCCCAAAACTACCTATGAGCAAGTGGAAAGAATATAACGAAGAAGAATGGTACGAACGATACCAAATGTGGGAACACTTCCCTGAGTTCTGTGAACGATACCTAAGCATCGTACTCAAGCGGGGTGGAGCACCAGTACCGTTCGCACTGAATAGACCACAGAAAGTAGTATTAGATATTATCATTGATGCGCTTATGGCAGGCAAGGTTTCTAAGTTTATCATACTTAAAGCCCGTCAAGAAGGCATTAGCACACTTATAGAAGCGATACTCTTCTGGCTCGTCATCACAAGCAAGGGATACAAAGCCGGAGTTATAACACACGAAGATGGTGCTACGCAGAACCTTTACGAAATGTTCCTGACGTACACGAATTACTATAGTTCTCCGTATAAGCCTATTCCTGACACCAAGAACAAGAATATGTTGAAGTTCAGTGGTATCAAGAGCAGTGTGCAGTTATTCACAGCAGGTAGCCCGAACAGTACAAGATCGTTCACTAAACAGGCTATCCATATTTCAGAGCTTGCGTTCTGGAAGAGTGATAAGATTGGTATGACATCGGTTATGCAAGCCCTTTCTAAGGATGCTTTCGTATTTAACGAGTCAACAGCAAACGGCGTTGGTAACGCATTTCACTCGCTATGGATTGATGCTATAACAGGGAAGAATAACTACACGCCGATCTTCTTAGCGTGGTTTGATAACCCGGAATACACTTTAGCACCGTTTGAATATGACGATGCTTTGCAGTACAGCGCAGAAGAACGGCAGATAGCAACGTCATTTAGCTTGACAGAGAATCAAATGCGCTGGCGTAGGATGATGATCTCTGATTACTGTGGTGGCGATGTAAATGTTTTCCACCAAGAGTATCCTTGTTCTTGGGAAGAGGCGTTCTTGTCAACAGGCTCACCGTACTTCTCACAAGAAGCACTTAGTAGAATCTATAACAACCTTGCCGCTAATCCGCCGAATGCGGAGCGTGGCATACTTAGCTTTACAGAAGATAGCGACGTTGTATTTGAACTTGACAGTGACGTAATTGCTGGTGGATACAAGCCAGAGTGTCAGGCGGTTGAAATATACGCACACCCAATACTTAACGATAGGACAGAACGGCGTTATTGTATTGGTATTGACACTTCAGAAGGCATTGATAAGAGTCTTATAGCAGGAACGAACAAGAAGTCAACAAGTAACGATACGGACTGGTCTGTTATTACTGTTCGTGATAGAGTAACAGGCAAGCAAGTAGCAATTAGTCGTAACAAACTTGCCGCTGATAAACTTGCGTTACTTGGGGTTCAACTAATGATCTACTACCGTGTAGAGATTATAGTTAAAGATGGACAGTGGCATTATAGTTACCCATTAGAAGTGATTGAGAAGAACGGCATTGGTCTAAGCACTGTTAAGGAATCAATACGTCTATGCAACTTGTATAAGATACCGCTTGACAGGCTATACAGCCAAGAGCAGTATCCGAGCTCAATCACAATACAGACTAAAGAGCATGACATCGGATGGAGAACGACAGGCGGTCAGGGTGACAGTACAAAGAAAGCATTATTGCTTCGTTCTCAGATAATGATTCGTGATAGCTATGTTGACAATGCCTTCATAGACAAGACAGGATTTCAAAGTCTGATTGTAGTAAAAGAACACCAGAACTTCACAAGCTATTCCAACGGTAAGATTGGCGCGAAACAGGGCAGTCACGACGATTGTGTAATGTCAGATGCCCTATGTCTTGAAGGAGACAAGCGTGACGATCCCCCGACGGTAGTAGAAAAACAAATCTTTAGCGAACGATTAAGCAGAGGTTATCGCTTTAAGTCCGCTAATCGCAACCCACACACGAGCGGATATTGGTCAGGACAGAAACTACCAAAACTAAAGAAGAACTAAGACAAGATACGATTGATCGTATAGTTGGCTTATACTTCCACCACTATAACGAGTGGACAGACCGGAACGATCAGGTTGCGAAGAACAATTCTATGGTTCGCCCTGATGGTCAATGGAGTGACGATGACCGCAGAAGGCTTGCGGGAGAGTTTCGTCCCTGCATAACTATAAACAAGATTGGCCCACTTGTGCGTCAGATGCTTGGGCTAATGCTACAGAACGAGATTACCCTAAAGGTAGAGCGTGTTGGCGCAGAAGATGATGCTGTTGCTGAAGTGCTTACGGGTATATTGTCACACGTTTTATACAACGAGGACGCTGACTACATCAATACGCTCGTTGAAGCGGATGGCATTATCGGCGGGACAGGGTTCTACTTTATACGCATTAAGGTTGACCCTATAACAGATAAGCGTTCGTTTGACATAGACTGTCAGAACAACACGGAAATCTACTTAGACCCCAATGCACGTAACATAATGCAGAAGGACTGGAAGGGGATGCAACGTGAAATATGGATGAGTAGTGATGAGATAATGGACGAGTGGGGGAAGGAGAAGGACTTAGATGGATCAAAGCTACTGTCTAAAGAAGATTTCAGCGTAAATGAGTTTAATGGATTCTGGAAGGGTATCATTGGAAGGTTTAAGTCTCTCTTGCGTGACAGTACACCGATAGATAAGATTTCCGTGTATCAGCACGGAATGTACAAGGTTATGGAAAACTGGTATGTTCGCATCGTTGATACCGATATATGGGTACACGAATACGACGGGACATACACTACCATTGAACCAGAACTTAACGATGGCAGATGGATTCCAAAGACGGCAAAACTTCCTAAGATCACGGTCGCACACTACTACCCATACGCAGATAAGTTACTTGATGAAAAGGATTATGGATATAAGTATTTCCCCACAAGCGTATTTACCCCAATGAATCTTGGTCTTAAAATCATAGACTCGCAGGGATACGTTGAAGATTTGATCGGGATACAGGAAGAGCTTAATATAAGCCGTAGTATTATGGCGGAGATACTTGCCAAAGGTGCTAATGGTGCTCTTCTATTCCGTAAGGGGGACGAAGCACTTAGAGAGGATATGATAGAGCACGGATCAACACCCGGATATAAGGGTATAACACTTTCCGATGTTGGTGCTCCTGTTCCCGTAGAAATGCAGATACCCGGTGGACTATATCAATCTCAAGCGTTAAACGACAAGGATTGGATCGACTTAGGTCTTATTCCGCCAGCAAGCAGGGGGATGACTGAAGGAAGCGGAGAAAGTGGTAAGCTGTACAGCCTCAAGATATTACAAGGCAGTACTGCAATAGCAATGATAATGAAGAACTGGATACTGTGCCAGCGTATGAAGGGCAAGATTATCCTTGAAATGATACCTGATGTATATGACAAGGAAGATGTTATTGAGATACTTGGAGAAAAAAGGTGGAACAAGATCATAGAGCGTGAGCCTAATGTTTGGGAGCTTATACAGAAGCGCACCTATGCTAAGTATGACGTTACCATTGAAGAGACTCCAATGACTAAGTCACAACGTCAAGACGAGTTCGCTGGCTTCAGCGAGAGCGTTAAGTCTCTACCTGATGAGTTTAAGGCTGTACTTGCCCCTGAGATTGTAAGACTTATGTCATTGCCTAATGCAGAAGCTATAGCGACTAAGTTTGATATGCTTATCGAGCGTATGTATGGTCTTAGCCAAATGCCTCAAGTTCCGGGTCAAGAAGGTGGACAGCCACAGCAACCCGGAACGCCAAGCGAACAACAGATTCAACAGCCACCACAAGGCGATACAGGGCAACCTCCTGTAGCACCTTAGATATATAGAACTTCTCACGGGACTCTCGTGCGGTTTCAACCCCGTATAGGACTCCTGACAACTAACGACCCCTGATGAGAGTGAAAGGGTTCCCAAAGCCGACTCGGTAATTACCACCGGATCAAGAACCAAAGGAAGCACAATGCCAGACGAAGAAGAAGGACAGGTATTACAGCCTGATGAGGGAGTTGACAACCCCGAAGAAGTAGTAGAAGAAACAGAAGCAGAGGATGTCGTACTCACTAAGCCACAGTTAGAAGCACTCCTTGCCGAATCTTCCGCTAAGACTGAAAAGCGATTCAAGGATACGCAAGCCGCACTAACAAAGTCACAACAGGAAAATGCAGATATACGCAAGAGGCTCGCTCAAATCGACGCAGAAAAACCCAAGCAGAGCAATCTGCTTTGGGATGAGATAGTCGAAAGTGGCGAAACCAAAGAGCTAAGGGATGCCTATACAACGGCACTCTTAGACGAGCGTGAAGCCGCAAGAAAGAAGCCCGAACCGGAACTAACAGACGAAGCCGTACAATGGAACAGTGATAGAGAGGCATTTGTGTCATCTAATCCGAAAGCCGATCTATCCGCACTCGATAAGCACTTCGAGAAAAAACGGCTTAGTCACGCTGACTTCTATACGATCTATCAGATACAGACAGGTCAAGTAAAGGTCGTTCCTGTTGGTGCTGAAAGGAAGCCTGTCACAACACTTCCCAAAGGGGGCGGTAATCCGCCAGCTAATCCTCCAAAGCCGGGTAATAACTATGACTCGGTGGAGGCAGAAATCAGGAAAAACTTACACAGATAAGGATAATTTATGTCCTCACATAATCCCGGAATACACGTAGTAACTGGTGGTTTTTTAACCCCAGACGAGGTAGCTCTTAAGTGCCTCTTGCAACCAATGGTTGCATCATTCTTCTCACGGTTCTTCAGTTCATTCAACTCAATGGTTCCGTCTGGCAGGAAAGACGAGTACACCTATGACACGAATAGCGGTAAGTTCCCATCATTAAACTCTCCTATCGTCCGGTTCAACGGATTCAAGTCAACTAACCGTCTCTTGGTTCCCGTAGCCGGTGACATCAGCGGTGGTTACTCTGCACTTGGAGACGGCGATCCTACTTCTCACGAAGAGATTGGCTCTCGTAAGTTGCAGGAGTTTATGACCGGTAAGGTTGTAAAGTCTTATCAGTCGTTTATCGGTTCGCAGATTGAACGCCTCGCCAAGAATGCAATGCTTGAAAACGAAGCTACCATTATGATCAATCGTTGGTGGCAGAAGATGTTTGAAGCAGAAGTCATTTGGTCTCTCTGCGAAGGTCGCTCTTCGATGCTCACATCAAGCGATCCGGGTGGATTAGGATTAGGACTTTCCTATCACCCGAATATTCTTGTTGCTGGTAATGGATACGTCACGTATTCAAACACTATGGCAACATACAAGGCAAGTATTATTAACGCTCTTGTAGGATCAGCGAACATCACCGGTCTGTACAACAATGGCGCAGTACCAGCCGCAAACGAAACATTCAGTTCAGACCTTCTGTTGAAAGCGAAAACAACGCTACAGCGCAAGAAGATTGAACCGACTGCAATGGTTGAAGGCAAGCCGTATTGGGCTGTATCTGTACACTCCGATCAGATGTATCAACTGAAGCAAGACGAGCGTATCATCTCTCTTGGCGATTCAGCATACAATAGCAAGGCAAAGGAGCATCCGTCCATTGCCGGTGCTGAGATTTACTACGAAGGATTTGCCATCTTTGATACTATCGTTGGTGCTCCTGA